ACTACATTAGTGGAAACCTTTTGTAAGTCTGCTACGACTTTATTCATTTCATCTGCGCTATTAGCGGTGAAGTCAACGCCTAGTAATTGTGCGCCGTCCCATAGTGAGTATGTTATTGTCATTATCTGTTCTTCTTTCGTTAGTAGTTAGTTAGTTGTTGAGCGGTTATTTGCTAGGCTCACCTTTCGGATTATTTGCTAGGCTCACGCTCTAATTCTTATTTAGTTGTTATGCTGTAATTGTAGCCGATAGGGCTGACATTTACAAGCGACACGCCGTTAGGCGTTGGTGTGATTATGCTCACACTTGGACTCTATATCGTGTCCATATTCCTCTACAAGTTCCTCGTAGATTTCGTCCATATAGTCTAGATAATCGTTCATTAGATTACCGCCTTTCTTTAGTAAGAGTTTCTTACTTTCTTTATATAATAATCATAGCAGGGGGGACTGACATTTACCCCATTATTCTCGGGCGTGTCGGAATAAATCTTTGTGAGGTCAATCACACTCACGCTCAAGGTCATTATGGTATGTGCGGACTATATATACAAAACGGACATTTCAAATACGTGTATCATACAAATTAAAAATTTATTAACATTTTGTGAAATATGAAATATTAGTAAACTAAAATAATACGTGCTATACTAAATATATGCCAACAGCTGAAGAGTGGGAATCATTTGATAAAACAATTGTAAATTGCTCACCTCCTGGATCAGGCGGAATATTTGCTAGAGAGCTAATAAAAAATAATTTAAAGGTAAAATTAATTTGGGCACGGCATGCTTTAAGTGAATTAAATCCTGAAGGAATAAATATTTGTATAATAAGGAATCCATACGATTCTTTGGCATCAGGAATAGAGGTTGGTTTTATTGATAAAAATCATAACTCCCAACAAGAAATTGATAATTACGCTTCAAATACTTTTGAATCTACATTAAGAGTTTTGCCAAGACATTTGCAAAACTATTATGAGTTTTTAAATGCTTGTACAAATCTTAAATATGTAACTCCAATAAGTTTTGAACTTTTAAAAAATGATCCAGAAAAATTTCTAAAATATATTTCTGAAAAATTTAAAATTGGTTTTAAAGATAGTAAAAATAGAATTTCCGCAGAAAATACAAAAATACAAATTGCAAACGATCCAAATCATGGGACTAGGGTTCCACGGGATACAACTAGGCTAAGAAAAGATATTGATGTTGTTGTTCGTGGCTATGGTCCAATTGAAGATGCTTATAAAAAATATATTGTTTTAAGAGATAATATCCAGTTGACTGAAAATATATACTGATACAATTAAGTTATGAGCCCATACGATAAAACAATTGTAGTGAACTCTCCACGAGGATCAGGCGGTGTATTCTGTAGAGAGTTGATGAGAAATAATTTTGAGGCAGAGATTGTTTGGCCAAGACATCATTTAGAAAAATTTCAAAAGGATGACATAAATATATGTGTAGTAAGAAATCCATATGACGTATTAGCGTCTGGTTTTGAAGCAGACTATTATTTTATGCCAGAACAATACAAAGACTTTTACATGAACGACTTTGACTTTATTATAAATTGCCATATGCCTATACTGCTTTCTGAATATTACAGATTTATGGTTGCATGCAAAAAACTTGACTATGTTACTCCAATAAGCTTTGAATTTTTAACAGAGCAGTCAGATAAATTTTTAAATCACATGAGTAAAAAATTTGATATTATTTTTAAGCCTAACTATAAGACGGCTGAGACAATAAAAGATCAAATTGCAAATCAGTCAGAAATAAGTACACGAGTGCCTAGAGAAAAAACTGAACTTAGAAAAAAAGTTGATGAATATGTAAATAATTACGAGCCACTTAATCATGCCTACAAAGAATATCTTATTTATAGGGATGCTATCCAGTCAACTGAAAATATGCTATAATAATATTATGAAATGTGACTTTTGTGAAAACCCAAAGTATGTTGAGCGTATTAACGCTAAAGGCATACTTGAAAACTTTTGCACTAATTGCATTGAAAAATTAGTGGCGGGAAACCGAATACGCTAGTCCCTAGGGGATATAGCTTAATCTGGTTAAAGCACTTGTCTTATATACAATAGATTCTGGGTTCAAATCCCAGTATCCCTACAATGGAGTAGAATATGAATAATAACGTAATAGTACCTGATGAATGGCCAAAACATAAAAAAATTAAATTTCTTGGCATAACATTAATTGCTATAGTTTTAATATTAGTAATTTCAATTTAGGAGTTATATATGGCTAAAGTAAAGATAGCTTGCCCTGCAGGATCAGGAATGAATTTTGCACAACAATTACTTCAGCTTTCTTTTTACAATGCTGAAGATCAATTTCCAACTGGCGGACATGAAAGAAAAGATATTTTAGAAGAAGTTCCAACATTGGTTATTGTTAGAAATCCTTATGATGCTATTGCTTCTGGTGCAGAAAGATGGCTCAAGTCATCTGATCATGAAGCATTTAAAAACAATACAGATTTAATAGATGATTTAGATATAGATAATATAGTTAAACGTATTGAAGGAGAAAATTTTAGATATGTAGAATTTCTTAAAGATATAGAAAGTCTTTCACACGTTAAACTTTTTACATTTGATTTTCTTACACAAAATCCACAAGCTTTTGTAAAAGAAGTAGCAAAATATTTTAAAATTAAAAATGAAATTACCATAAGATCTATTCCAGAGGTATTGCAAGTAGTAGTAGATTCTGGCAATGCAAATAGAATACCTCGTGAAAAAAGTGCGGGAAGAAAACAAATAGAGAATCTAATTATCAATATTTATAAAGAAAAAGAATTTGATGCTTTAAAAATTTATTCATCTCTAAAAGAAAAATTAGATAAGGAACTAATATAAAATGAAAAACATATACATGCTTAGCGATTGTCATTTGTCTAGAGCAATTGAACACTACTACCCAGAAAAATATGAAGTAAATTTTATTCCTTGGCCTAAAGCTGGTCTTAAAATGCATGGATTTAATATTGAGTCATTAAAAGAAACAGATGAGCTATCTTCTGGTGTTGAAATTCAAAGGACTGTTAACCATGAGCCACAACCATTTTCAATTATTAAAGATGATGGTGTGTTAGTTATTTGGATGGGATATGTCGACATTAGAACATTCTTGTCTAGATATGAAAATGCAGATGAAACAGTAAAAAACTTTATTGACGATATAAAAAAGAACTTTCCTAGTTCACAAGTTGTAATCATAGAGCCATTACCTCAGTTTACTGAGATGCTTTTAAAGCATGAAGGAATTAGTCCATATTACACACATGAGCAAAGATTAAATCAAAATAAATTGTTTTTGTCTGCACTACATAAGTATGCAAAAGAAGCGGGATTTGAAATAGTGATTACTCAGCAAGATATATTAGATGCATTGGGAGTTCCTGAGCTAACTCCATCTATGACGCATACAGATGCACCCCATCCAGTAGACGGATTACATCCTGATCATATGGTCAAGATATGGAACCTGTTTGCTGAAAAATTAAGTCCGTTAGCTATCTAGTTATTACTAAAATACCAGCAGGCAAAGTTTGAATATCTCTACCTATTGAAGCAGCTAAATCTTGTACAGCTTTTACGGCACCAGTAGAATAGTTATCGTGTGTATCTACCATTAAAATACCACCATCTACAATTTTATAGAATAAATTTTCTAGTACATTTTTTGTAGGCTCATATGTAGAAAGGTCTACATAAAGCAAAGATATTTTTTCTACTTTATCTAGTTCTGCTAATGAATTTACAGATACATTTTCAAAAGTAGATATATTTTTATCAAATATTTCACGGTTAGGCTTAAAGGTATGTTCTTTATAAAATTCGTTATCAAATTCTCCTACATTTGTTATTCCTTCAAAAGAATCAAACAGATATACGGTAGATTTTGCGTTACTTGCTATAAAGAAAGATTGTTCTCCATTGTGTACTCCACATTGAACAAAGTTACCTTCAATTGATTTAATTTGTTTAATTGCGCTATAGAGCACATAGTATCTTTCCCATTCTGGAAATGATTTAATATTAGCTTTGCCAATTATTTCCATGGCAACTTCAGCTTGCTTGTCTACAATAGACATAAATTCTGGATCAAGTACTTTGTCAGCCCATGGCTCAATTGTATAGTTCATATAACTATTATACAGTATAAAATTACTAGTCAACTAGAATATTATGTATAGTATAATTACTATATGATTAAAAAATATTGTAAAAGGTTTATGATACCTACATTGATATTCTTTTCTGTTAGCATATTCATATATGATCAGATTAGAAAAATTGGCGGGATAAAAGATCTCTTTGACATAGAGGACGATAGTGAACTATAAGAAGTGGAAAGTATATATATTCCTAATTAGATTCTCCTTGTCGCTTATGAGTCTATATCTCGTCCTACTTGCTACTGGGAAAATTTAGAATATTACCGTAACGGGTTATTTTGGCCCCTCCCTGTCCTTGGGTAGGCAAATAGCCTAGTAAAGGCTTAGAGAGCCTCTAGAGGCTTTATACGGGGTATATCAGATAAGATGTTTCACGTGGAACAATATGTTACAGTTGACTAGAATGTGTTCTTCTCGCCGACGCACTTTTTTTCGCACTATATAACACTGAATTTACGAAAAGGTATAATAATAATATGGATAAAAAGAATATAGTTATAGTTGGTGGCGGAACCGCTGGCTGGCTATCTGCTTTATTTGCTCAGCAAAGACACCCTGATCAAAACGTGGTACTGGTAGAAAGCGAAGAGATTGGAATCTTAGGCGCTGGAGAAGGAACTGTACCACAGCTCTTAAAATTACTACAAACACTCGGCATTAGCCTAAGAGATTTAATTGCTAACACTAAATCAACTATAAAAAATGGTATTTTATTTACAAACTGGTCTAACGACGGCGGCAAGTACATGCACGGGTTTACCTTTGAGCAAAACATATCCCCTTTTATTAAATCAATTGAATTTAAAGACAAACACTTTCTTAACTCAAGAATATTTGCTTATGCCAACAAAATGGCGGATGAAGATCATTGCTACTATACTATGATATCTGATCAAAACCGTGTTCCATATGGTAATGCAGATTTAAATTATAAATATTACTCACAACACGCTTTTCACTTTGATGCTAGAGAGATGGCAAAATACTTAAAGTCTATAGCGACAGAAAGAGGCGTGGGGCATATTGAAGGCAGAGTAATTGATTGCGATATAGAAGGCTTAAACATAAATTCAATTACCCTAGAAGACAAAACAAAGGTTCCTGTAGATTTTCTTGTAGATTGCACTGGGTTTGCTAGATACTTTATTAAAAAGATGGGTGGTAAATGGATTAGTTACTCCGACACCCTTCCAGCAAACTCCGCACAAGCATTCTTTTTAAAAATGGAAAACCCAGAAGAGATAGAGCCATATACAGAATCTACTGCTACCGATTTTGGATGGACTTGGAAGATTCCTTTGCAGCACAGATACGGATGTGGGTATGTTTATGATTCAAGACTTGTTTCTAACGAAGATGTAAAGAAAGAGATTGTAGAAAAGTACGGAGATGTACAGTTTGTAAAGCATTTTACATTTGACCCAGGAACATTTGAAAAAATTTGGATTGGAAACTGTCTTGCTGTTGGGTTATCTGCTGGTTTTGTAGAGCCACTAGAGGCAACATCGTTACAAATGACTGCAACAACCTTAAGTAGAGCCTTTCATTCAGAAGTAGATATCTTTAACCCATTGAGTCTGCGAGAAAGAATTAATAATGGTGCTTTTAAAGATTCTGAATCAGTAAAAGAATTTATATACTTACACTATATGACAAATAAAACAAACAACAGTTTTTGGAAAGATTTTATTTTAAACAACAAAATGCCAGAGCCTTTAAAATCTGTATACGATGATTTTATAAATGTTAAACTTATCCACGACTATGATTTAATGTGGCCAGAGTATAGCTACTACATAGTTGCTTATGGCAACGGTATAATGGATCAGGAAAAACTAATAAAGTTTTCCAATGAAAACCTAGAAAGCTTCTCTGATCAAATATATGCAAACTTTAAGTTAAAAAAAGAGCTTGCAAATAATAGTGCTAAACATTTTGATTTCTTAAAGTTTAACGGAGGATTTAATGAGTAATATAAAATATGTATTGTCACAGATGGGCAGTAGGTCTTATTGGAACAAGGTTAATTTTATAGAGTTTATATCATTTATGACTAAGGTTACTATTATTGTTCCAGGCCTGCTTTTTGGAAAACAATGGTGGTGGCTCTATATATTTGCATTAATTTCCAGCATGTCTCTTATTTGGACATCAACTAGAAAGACTTTGCCAACTATTATTATATTTAACATAATTTGGTGCTGCCTAGCTACTTCAGCTATCCTTAAACACTTTTTGCTTTAGTGTTCTTTAAACTCGCCCATAAATGCATCAGAAAGAGCTTCACCTTCTAATCCAGAAGATTGATAAAGTTTAATTCTATCTTTTGTAAATTGAGGATTTTCTTTTAATGGTCTATTCCATATATTTACAAATTCTTTTAAGGAAAGAGTGTCTTTATCTTTAATTTGTTCATAATATTCTGGAGTTTTATAATTGTAAAAAGTTCCTGGATTGTCTTCTGCCTTTAAAACAAAATTTGAAAATGCATATCTTTTACCAGAGGAAACTGGCTCTACTCCATGTGCATGTGGGGAGAATGCTCCATGTATAACTAAATCTCCTCTTTCTGGTTTAATGGTTAAACGATTTTCTTCCGTTACTGCATCGCTTCTATTTCCATCTTTATCAATATTTACGTAAAATATTTCTCCGCCTGTAAAATCTCCAAAATATCCGACTAAACCAAAATCTAAATCGCAACAAGTTTTCCATACATCTACTTGAGAAAGTCTATGACATTCTCCCTTTCCAGGAGAATCTGAATGTGTAAACATTCCTTCGTTCATTTCTGGAGTTATAATTAATACGTTGCCCTGTGGATGCATTACGTATTCTGGATATAAAAGTTCGCTAGCTTTTTCCCAAAGTGGGTGCATTGATTTAAGAGGTGGACTTACTTTATTTGCATACCAGCTTATAAGAGTGTCTCCATATTTATCACTCATATCATAATCTTTTAATTCATCTTCTACGGTTTTACATTCTTCATCAGTATAAAATCCTTTAAAAAGAAAAACTCCGCTTTGTGTTCCATAATCATCTGGGAAAAAAGAAACTTTAATACAATCTTCTCTATCATAAAACATTATTTTTTGACCACCTTTTTTATAAATCTTTCAAGTATCGATTCTTTATTTTTATGTTGTTCATGATTACACTCACTGCTGCAAACCTGTGGGTGATTAAATTGTGGACTAGCCATCCACTTAGCAAAATGATGAACCATAGTATTTATATTATAGCATGCATAACCCCTACAGAGGCGGATCCGTAGGGGTTATGTGCATTTTCATGCATACGCCAGGATTTACTCAACTAGCGTAATATCATTTTATATTATAATTGATAAAATATCAAGATGTTGTTACAATATTTTTTTCTTCAAGCTGTTTTAAAACTTCTAAAAGCAAATAATTTACTGCAACTGTGCTTTTTTCAATACTTTCATCTGCATCTGTTTCACTCATACCGTTTTGTAGGCAAAGTGTTTTATTAGCTTCATCAAAAGCCAAATGCATTGTTTTTAATATTTCTTCTTTATTCATTGTCTTCTCCTGGTTTAAAAGAAGGGACTGGCCCCAGTAGGTATCCCGCTTGATGATATTCTATCATTTTTTCAACTTCTTGTGAACCCACTACCTTGTTTGCAATAATTGATAGTAGGTCATAAATTCTATGTAGCATTATATAAGTAACCATTGGTAAGTTATCTTCTAGATTACTCGTTTCCGCCTTCTGGTCTTCCTGCATCTAACCACCATATTTCTCTACCCATAGCATCCGTTTCGGAAACTACTCCTGATTCAAATTCAAACTCTTTTTTGTTCATCTACTAATTTTACTATATCTTCATACTTAGACAGACCCATGGTATTTTTATAATTGCATTCAAGGCAGTATAGGTATATTAAAGATTCTCCGTCGCCATTGCATAAAAGAGAACCTTGATCCTGTGGGCATAAAAGCTTAGGAACAAGGCCCTCTTCCGAAAGTTTAATGTAAGTAGACACATACTGTATCTTCATTACACTTCCTTTCTAACTATTTGGGAACTTTAAATAAAATTCCTGCGCTCTTGGGGTTAAACCCTTCCAAGCTGACCAATCATTTCCGCCATTAGTCATATAATACGCTATCTCTGCATTTGTAGTTGGGTCAAACAATGACTCGTTTGACTTTAAGCTAAATTTTTCTTTACGATCTGTGCCGAGTTCACCCAACATATTGATCTGAAAAATTCCGTAAGAACTGTCTCCAGTATTCCTGTTACCATTGTATGCTAGTGGTCGTCCATTGGACTCCCTCTTAGCAATGGCCCAAGCCGTTTTAAGGGCTTTTCCTTCAAAACCTACTGCCCACAAAAGATTTTTTAAATCTTCATCTGACAGAGCCTCAGAAGGCTTGTAAACAGTATTGCTGTACTTCTCTAAGGTTTCTTTCTTAAGTTGTACTTCTGTCTTTGGTTGTACTATTAAAGCTTGTGCATATGTTGCATTAACTGTGTTGGAAAACAAAAACATTACTGTTAATGTTATCGCAGCATATTGATGAACAATATCGCTTAAGCTTTTCTTTATATTCTCCATTGGCATTTCCTCCTTTAGAGATAGCGAACTATAATCATACCATTGTAACAAAGAATATGTCAAATACTTTTTCTCTTGACATAGAATATCTATTTAGTATAATTCCAATAGGGGGGTCGGGGGGTCAGCAAATCAACAAAAATCAACATATATTATATATATGTATATATAGAGTATTATATATTACAGTTAACTAAAAAACAATCATAAAAATCTTTTTTCTTTTCTTTTATAAAAAAGTTTGATACACTTAGACTTCACTTAAAAAATAATCAATCCGTCAGGCGGAAGAAAAGGCGACACATGAAAAATACTATCGAAAACCCATATGAAAATTTTATTGCACTATCTAGATATGCTAAATGGGTAGAAGCAGAAGGACGCAGAGAGACATGGGGAGAAACAGTAGATAGATATTTTTCTTTTATGACAAACCATTTGCAGCAAAACCACAATTACATTCCAGATGAAAAGCTTGTTGCGGAATTAAAAGAGTTTGTATTTCAAAGAAATGTAATGCCGTCAATGAGAGCTGTAATGACTTCTGGCGCTGCACTAGATAGAGATAATGTTGCTGGATACAATTGTGCGTTCCTGCCAGTTGATTCTCCAAAATCATTTGATGAAACAATGTACATTTTGATGTGCGGAACTGGCGTTGGATTCTCTGTTGAATACAAGTACATTAACAAGCTTCCTCCAGTCCCAGAAACTTTGGAAAAATCAACTACAGTTATTACAGTAGAAGATTCTAAACAAGGTTGGGCAAAAGCATACCGTGAGTTGCTTGCATTATTATGGTCTGGACAAATTCCATCAATAGATGTTACTAAAGTTAGACCAGCTGGAACAAGACTTAAGACAATGGGTGGTAGATCATCTGGTCCACAACCACTTGTAAACCTTTTTGATTTTACTATTGCAAAATTTAAAAACGCCACTGGTAGAAACCTTAAACCAATTGAGTGCCATGATATTATGTGCAAAATTGGAGAAGTTGTAGTTGTTGGCGGAGTTAGACGTTCTGCAATGATTTCTTTATCTAATATTAATGATATTGAGATGGCACAAGCAAAATCAGGAAACTGGTGGGAGCAAAGCCCACAACGTGCATTATCAAATAATTCAGTTGCATATTCTCGCAAACCAGAAATGGAACAGTTTATTTCTGAATGGAAATCTTTATATGATTCTAAGTCTGGGGAACGTGGTATATATAATGTAGCAGCAGCACAAGCACAAGCTGCAAAGTATGGTCGCAGAGATCCAGATATTCATTATGGAACTAATCCATGTTCTGAGATTATTTTGCGTCCTTATCAGTTTTGCAATCTTTCAGAAGTTGTATTGCGTGAAAATGATACTAAAAAAGATATTCAGCGCAAGGTACAGCTAGCAACTATTCTTGGTACATGGCAATCAACTCTTACAGATTTTAAATATCTTAGAAAAATTTGGAAAGATAACACAGAAGAAGAAAGACTTCTAGGAGTTTCTTTGACTGGGCAATTTGGTCACAAATTCATGTCTGGTAAAGAAGATTTAATTTCACTAGAAGCATTCTTAATGACATTGCGTGAAAAAGCAAGAGAAGTAAACAGAGAAGAGTCTGGAAAAATTGGGATTCCAGAATCTGCAGCAATCACATGTGTTAAACCTTCTGGAACAGTATCTCAATTGGTTGGGGTATCTTCAGGAATGCACCCTTGGCATTCTCCATATTATATTCGCACAGTTCGTGGTTCAAAGGGAGATCCAATTTCAACATTTTTAAAAGAAGTTGGAATTCCAGTTGAAGATGATGTAATGAAGCCAAACGAGACTTATGTGTTTTCGTTTCCAGTAAAAGCACCAGAGGGTGCAATTGTTAGAAATGATTTAACAGCAATTGATCATTTAAATATATGGCTTGTATATCAACGTGCATGGTGTGAACACAAGCCTTCTATTACTGTATCAGTTAAAGAAGATGAATGGATGGAAGTAGGAGCATGGGTATATAAAAACTTTGATGAAGTTTCTGGTATTTCATTTTTGCCTCATTCAGAGCACACATATAAACAAGCCCCATATCAAGAAATTTCAAAAGAAGAATATGAGACTTTAGTGGCAAAAATGCCTAGTAATATTCGCTGGGAAGACTTGTCATTTTATGAGACAGAAGACGGAACTTCAACAAATGCAACACTGGCCTGTAGCTCAGATGGAAATTGCGAACTTGTAGATATTTCAGCTTAATGGTAAACTTATAGGATTGGGTAACACCAAAATTCATGGGCAAACCCGCCCACGAGGAGATGATAAAAAATGGCTATCAAAAAATTTGATAAAGCTGATTTAAATAAAGATGGGAAAGTAACTATGCAAGAACAAATCTTAGCAGCAATAGGAACTTACGGAAGAGCATTTTTGGCAGCAGCCACGGCTCTATATATGACTGGCAATACAAATCCAAAGGATTTAATTGCGGCTGGAGTAGCAGCAATTGCCCCAGTAATCCTAAAGGCATTAAGCCCAAGCAATAAAGAGTTCGGATTTACATCCAAGTAATTATTAGTCAATTGAGAATGCCCTTATGCTAAAATAGTGTAAGGGTATTTTCTTTTTAGGGGTAAAAAAATGGCAGCTCAAAAAAATTTTCAGGTAGACGAAAATGCAACGTTTACTTTTGAGGTGCAATATCTTGATGAAGACAATCAACCAATACAATTAAACCATCACACAGCAAAAATGCAAGTAAGAGATACACAAGGCGGTAAAAAATTAGCATTTACATTATCTGATGTAGATGGAATAACAATTACACCTTCACTTGGAAAACTTTCAGTTTCTGTTTCAGCAGAAAGAACTAAAAAACTTTTTTACCCAAAATCTGCATATGATTTAGTTTTAATTGACCCTAGCGTAAATGTAACAAGACTTTTAGAAGGATATCTAACATTAAATAGGGCGGTGACACTGTAATGGCAACCCGCCTGATTGTAACCGAAAATAACCCCCTAGTAGTAGTAAGAGCTTCTGGTGCCCCTGGAAGAACAATTATCAGTGGAGAAGGAAATCCAATAAATTCTCTTGGAGTCCCTGGAGATTTTTATTTTGATACACTCACAACAAGATTTTGGGGTCCAAAGTCTACATTATCTGACGAATGGCATATTGAAGATAGTTTTATCTTAGATAAACAAATTTCTTATATGTATTCTTGGGAAATGGCTCAAGTTACTGGACCAATACAGGGTATATATTCTGTGTCAATAAATCACAATTTGCAGTTCCACCCCAACGTATCAGTCAAGTCAAGCTCTGGAGACTTGTTAGAAACTGGAATAGACTATAATAGTATTAACCAAATAACATTGACAATGGCCCAGCCATTTTCGGGGACAGCATACCTGTCCTAAAAAGGAGATAAAAGATGGCAAGAAAATTTTTAGTTAGTATTGATCTTAACAAAAATGAGTTACTCAATGCTAGAATTCAAAACTTAGGCGCAGCGCCTTCCAGTCCAGTATCAGGTCAGGTTTATTACAATACTGGCGATAATATTCTATATTTCTGGAATGGTACCGAGTGGATATCCACATCTGGTTCTCTAGAAGTAATTACAGATGCAATTGGGTCATATGTAGAAGGCGGAATTGGTTTAACAAAAGTATTTAATGATAGTACAAATGTAACAACAATAGATTTAGACAATACCGCAGTAACAGCTGGAACATATGGATCAATAACAAAAGTACCAACATTTACAGTTGATCAGCAAGGTAGACTTACAAGCGCAAGCGAAGCAAATTTAGTAATTCCACTTAGCACACAAACAACTGGAGACTATGTTGCAACAATTGTTGGAACACCAAATGAAGTTACAGTTTCTCCAAATAGTGGACATAATGCAGCAGTCACAATTGGATTACCAGATGATGTTGAAATTACTGGAAACTTACAAGTTGGCGGAAACTTAAATGTAATTGGAACAGTTAACTCTGTAAATACAACACAGATTAATATAGAAGATAATAAGGTAAAACTTAATAGCAAATTTACTGGTGCCCCTACAACAGACGCAGGAATTGTTGTTGAACGTGGAACAGAAACAGATGTTGAAATTTTATGGAATGAAACATCAGATAAATGGACATTAACAAATAACGGAACTAATTACCATGCAATTGCTAGAAAATATGCAGAAACACTTGGTTCGTCAGCAACATCTTATACAGTTACACACAATCTTGCAACAACAGATGTAACTGTTCAAATATTTGAAGCAGCTACGCCGTTTGCTCAGGTTGAAGCAGATGTTCAAAGATCAACTGCAAATGCTGTAGTAATTAACTTTGCTTCCGCACCAGCTGCTGGAGAATATAGAGTAGTTGTAGTAGGCTAACAATGTCAAGACAAATGCTAGTACCACTTAGACTCTTAGCTTTGTCAGCAGACCCAGAGTTTGGACAGGTTGGCGAAATTTATATAAACACAAACACCAAAAATTTGCGTGTTCATAATGGAACAACATGGATAGAACTTACTCCACCAAGTACTGACCCAACTCCATTTTATATGCATACCCATACTTTTGATGGTGATGTACATACAATTGACATTCAAAATCAAATTGATTTTAAATCAATGTCAAACCCAGATACACCAAATTTAGTTCTACCACAAATAGTAGGTTATGATGGCGGAGATCCTACTAATAATTTATCTAATCCTACATTTGTTAATGAAAATTTATTTGATGCAGGGTTTTTTGATGGATCAGAAGTAGTAATAGATACAGAAGCAGGGGGAGGCGGCTCAGCAGATTTTGATGCGCCATCGCTTGACGGAGGAGGATCATAATGGCATTAAAAATTCAATTAAGAAGAGATATATCAGCAAACTGGACAGCAAACAATCCATTACTTTTAAATGGTGAAGTTGGTATTGAAACAGATACGCTTAAGCTTAAAGTTGGTAATGGTACACAAAGATGGAATAATTTGCCAGGATATATTTTAAATCCAGGAATGCCAGGAGGAGTTGCAACACTTGATAGCCTTGGCAAAGTGCCACTATCCCAATTACCAGATCAAGTTTCATTAGATGCAGAAGCTGCAATAGCAGTTTCTAATGCAATAGGAGTATTAACAACTTCAAGTATTGCTGAAGGAATAAATAAATATTTTACAAACAATAGAGCAATTACTGCTGTAGAAGGTTTGTTTGATTCAAAAGGATCAGCTACACAAGCTTTATCATCTGCTAATGCTCACACAGCAGCAAAATTTACTGATGCAATTAATGAATCAACTGCAATTGCAACTACTAAAGCAAATCAAGCACTTTCTTTAGCTAATCAGAATTCAGAACAATTTACAAATACAGCAATTAATCTTCTTACAACATCTGATATAGAAGAAGGCTCAAGACTTTATTTTACTACTCCAAGAGTAGAAAATATTGTTGGCCCACTTATTTCACAAACAAGATCATATGTAGATCAAGAAGTTACTGAAGCTAAAACATATGTAGATTCTGCTTTAACAAATTTTACTGCACCATCTGCAATTTCATCAACATCTGAATTGCCAGAAGGATCTAATTTATACTTTACTAATTCAAGAGCAATTACTGCAACAGCTGCTGTAAGAACAGCGCAACTAGGTGCAGCACTTGGAGCAGTAGATGATTTAAGAACTGAAATTCAAAATGATTTAAATAACTATGTACCACTATCTGATATTAATGTTTCTGGAGGAGTAGCTGGTTTAGATTCAAATACTAAAATTCAAGATAATGTAATACCATCTACAATTGCAAGAACTTCAGATATAACAGCTGCTATAGCTAACATTGTAGCGGCAGCACCAACTTCATTTGACACACTTAAAGAAATTTCTGATTATATTGCTGCAGACCAAACAGCATCTTCTGCCCTAACAACTTCGCTTGGAACAAAATTAAATATAACTACGGCAGCATCAACTTATGCACCTAAAATTTCTCCAACATTTACTGGTACTGTTACAATGCCATCAGGAGCAATAATACCTGGTTATGCTACAACAGTTAACTTAACAACAGCTCTTGCAGAAGCAAAAACATATACCGATACGGCTGTAAACGGAATAAATAACTCTCTTGGAGATTATGCACTTATATCAGACAGAAATATTGCAGGTGGTTATGCAGGACTTGGTTCAGACAGCAAGATACTAGAGTCTGCAATTCCAACCGCAATAACAACATCAATTGCAGCAGCTGCAACTCTTGCAGCATCAAACATTAATGGAACTTACACTAACGGAAGTTCTTCTTCTAATATAAACAAAATTACATATGGCACAAACATTACCCCTCCTTCAAGTGGAAATGCTGCTGGAGATATTTACATCCAATACTAAAAGGAGCCTGAAATGCCGCTAAACATTTTTGATGGTTCTAATTGGAACCCACTCAAAAAAATAAAAATTTATGATGGTTCATCATGGAATGAATCAAAGTCGGCATTTATATGGAATGGATCTGAATGGAAAACATTACTAGATTTAAAACCAAAAAATACATCTTTACCAACATTATCTATACAAGGTAACGCATTTTTTTATTCTGCACAAGAAACAGTTATATCAACCAATGGGCAATGGGAAAATTCACCTACATCATTTGAGTATCAATGGCAAAAAGCTGCTTATCCTACATCTAATTGGTCAAACATACTTGACAAAACATCTAATACTTTATTTTTAAATGAAGATGAATGGGATTTAAATCAATCTTTAAAATATGTTGGATATGCTGTTAGATGCAAAGTTACAGCAATAAATTCTGCTGGAAAAAATTCTGAAGATGTTTACACACTTTCTAGCCCAGTAATTGCGCCAGCTCCATTAGGAGAAATTAGCGTAAATGTAGTTTCAAACGGAATTGTCGAATTTACTTGGCAAAAAGTAAAAGGCGCTAATGATTACTATATGCAATATCAAGGACCTCAAGTTGCATTTACTGAAATTATGAGCATGGTAAATAATACAGATGCTTCAAAGGGAGTATATTCTACACAAGGAACAACATGTAAATTTACTATTGATACTGGTTCAGCAGCTGGAACACTTGGAATTTTAATAAATCCAATGAATACATCAAATGTTTCTGGCATGTCATTAAGTGGATATGGTAGAAATGCATCAGTAATGGATCTAAAGCCAATTAAAGCTACAGTAACAGCAACAATGACATCGTTTAGTTGGGGCGGAAGACTAAGTTGGTCTACAAATTTAATACAACAAACTGGATGGACAATATATAATGAAGGACAGCTATACGCAAGTTCATTCATGAATGACGCACTAGCAACGTCTTATGATATAAGTGAACTTGGTGTAGGCGGATCAAAATTTGGAGCATTTACAGTACAAATTACTGGAACAGCACCTAGATATACAGAAACTTCATGGACTTCTTCTCCATCTCTATCTATTGAATATCCAACAGTTCCATTGCCAGTTAATGAAGGTGCTCCAACAGTTTCTTTAAATGGAAGAACAGTAACTTCAACAAATGGTACATGGACAAATCAAAATTCTATCTATAATTATCTTATTGAATGGTATTCTAATGGAGTACCAATGACGTTTGGTGTTGGACAATCAGTAGATTTTAGTACTAACACATCTTATGATAATACTCAAATATCATCTTCTGTTCAAATTTTAACTACTGATTTAAGATTGACAGAAAAAATATATAGTAGCAATTCTGTAACAATGCTACCTTCAGCTGCACTTTGTGATACTCCAGCAAAATGTTTAACTCCAGCATGTCAAGCTTGTGTACGTACATACAACATAAATACAAATGTTGCTACTAGCGTTTGTCCATCTGGAACAATGATTCAACAAGTTTGTATAACTCCAGGCTCTTGTGACAACACAACTACAAATGTTGGTTGTGTACCAGTAGGAACACAATGGTATTGTACTGAATCATATAATGGCGGAGGAATTGGCAATTGTGGATATACCTTATCTTCATTTAATAATTCTGGGTCTGGTTCTGGATATTCAAGATCATGTGTTGCTGGTGGTCCATATCCAGCATGTGGATCTACTGGTCCTGCTACTTCAGTAACTTACTATATTGGATCTTCTGGATGTGATTTTCAAAATGGCACATATTATATGCCTCCATCAGTAAGCGGCCCATTTACTAATGCAACTATGCCTGGAGATTATGATAGCATTGGAAGTAGAACTTTTTCTAAATTTGTATATAGAGCGACATCAGCAGAAGCATTAGCAGCAGTACAACAAGCAGCTTGTACGCCAGCAACTCCACCAGCAACTCCACCAGCAACTCCACCAACAACAGTTATTTGTCAAAATGGAGTTAATTGTAATGAAGCAGCTTGTCAAACTTGTGGACCATCAAGTTATACTAGTACCAGACCATCATCTGCTTGTCCATCTGGTATAACAAACACTTATGTTTGTTATACTCCAGGCTCTTGTGACAATATAACTACAGATACTACTTGTGTAGCACCAACAAGTATTTGGTACTGCACCGAAAGCTATAATGGTGGTGGGGTCGGAAACTGCGGATATACAACATCAGCATTTGATAATTCTGCATCTGGATCTGGATACTCACGTTCTTGCAATACTACTGGATACATATCTTGTGGATCTACCAATCCTTCAACTCCACCTGCAACCCCACCTTCAACTCCACCAGTTGTAGATTGTACTTCATGTTCTTCAACATTAAGTTATAATAGCACCAGACCAAACGCAGCGTGTCCTTCTGGAACAGAAAATATTTATGTTTGTTGGACTCCAGGAAATTGTGAAAATATAATTACAGCAACTGGCTGTGTTCCAGTAGCCACACCACCTGCAACCCCACCTTCAACTCCACCAGCCGTAGATTGCACTTCATGTTCTCCAACACAAAGTTATGCAAGTACAAGACCAGTAGAAACTTACATCTGTCCTTCTGGAACAGAAAACACATATGTTTGCTGGACTCCGTCAGGTTGCCAAAATATAGTTACAAGCACTGGCTGTGTTCCAGTATCCACACCACCTGCAACCCCACCTGCAACCCCACCTGCAACCCCACCTACTTACGATTGTAATACATGTAATAGTTATGGCGGAGCTTGTGGAACTTATGGAAATGGAACTTGGTGTATAACACCAGGATCTTGTCCAAATATATGTCAAGGCGATCATCCAAGTTATTTTGCTCCACCGTTCTTCCCACCAAGCTTCTTTGCTCCACCGTTCTTCCCACCGAGCTTCTTTGCTCCACCGTTCTTTTGGTTTGCTCCACCGTTCTTCCCACCAAGCTTCTTTGCTCCACCAGGATTTAAGGGCAAGTGTTTATCACCAGACTCAGTAATATTTACTAATACTGGCTGGGTAAAAGCAAAAGATATTAAGCCTGGAGATAATATTATTACAATTAATGGAAATGATATTGACATTGAATCCGTAACTTTAAACAAAACATCTAAACCGCTCCCAACAAATGTTGAATTTTCAAATTCACAAGTTGTTTCAGTAGAAACAAAGCTTTCAACATTAATAGGATTTAACTACAGAGGAAAAGATTACTCAATTACTCAGCCAATATTTGTAAAAACCTCAGAAGGAATTACTTATAAAAATGCTGGAGATATCAAAGTTGGAGACGCAATAATTAGCGTTGATTCTCAAGGAGAAATTTCTGAAATTATAGTAGATTCAATTCAAATTGATGATTTAGAGTCTACAGTTTATGATATTAGAACTTCCCCAGAACCTTGGTTTATTGTAAATTCAACTATAGCTATAGCTTAATAATTATGCTATAATTTATAAAAAAGGAGATTAATAATGCTTGATAATAAAGATTTTGACGGGGAAGTATTTATGGTCCTTGTCGATGGAGAATATGCTGGGTGGTTTAGCGTACCTAAAGGAAATTTAGAAACAGAAATATTAAGATCTGGTTTATCTAGTAATCCAACAATAGTAAATTTTACCGATTTGCCAATAAGCGTATCGGATTTTCCAGCACAAGCAGAGGGCTGGAAATGGGACGGTACATCATTTAAGAAGGATTAAATATGACTTCAAGATGGCAAACAATAAAAGCAAATTTAGTTGATCCAAATGCAGTGAAACCTTGGGATGTGTTAAACCCAAATACTGAATGGACAACAGATGAAAAAAAAGAAGAACGATATAGCATTTGTAAAGGATGCCCTGAATTTATATCAGCTACAACACAATGCAAGCAATGTGGCTGTATAATGAAAATTAAAACAGGAATGGAAAAAGCAGTCTGTCCTTTGGGCAAATGGTAAAATAAATGACTACTATCTTTGACCTTGAAAAACCAAATATTAGAATTATAAAAAACTTTTTATCAAAAGAAGAATGTGATGAAATTTTAAAGGTTAAAGAAATGTCAGAAGTTTTATGGTCATTAGACTATAATCTTAATTATCCAAAAAAAGAAAATGTTGCTGGAAACCTTCAATACTCTGTATCTCAATGGGATGGAATGTGCATTAATATAACCCGTCCTGGATTTGCAGAAAGATATGGCATTAACCAAAAATATTATGATTTATTGGCAGATAGAATGAAAATGCATATGGAAGAAAAATTTAATGTTACTGGATTACAAACAGAACAATATTTAATTAATAGATGGAGAATTGGAAGAGAACAGACTCCTCACCTTGATTATTTTTATGAAGAAGAACCTGGTCATGACTATGAAAAACTTGCTAGACATAACATACCAAAATCCTTTTTAGATACATTTGGTCAGATGTTTCAAACAAAACATTATTCATCTTTGGTGTACCTAAATGAAGATTACACTGGAGGCGAGCTTTATTTCCCAGAACACAACTTTATCATAAAGCCAGAAGCTGGAACTTTAATATGTTTAAAGGGAGATGAGCACAGCTTGCATGGAGTCAAAAAAGTAGAGTCTGGAACTAGATATACGATATCATTGTTTTGGGAAGATTTAGAATATAAAAATAAAATTGGCGTCAAATAAACTTTTGTAGGGTATAATTATCTAAGCAACATAATCACACATAGGGGGTAGTCAATTGGCCACCAATTATCCAAACAGTATCGATCAGCTTGTTAATCCAAATGGTTCAGATACATTAGCATCACCATCTCATTCCCAACAGCACACCAATGCAAATGACGCTATTGAAGCATTAGAAACAAAAGTTGGCGTAAACGGTTCAACAGATCCATCATCACTCACATACAAAGTTTCAACTATTGAAACAGTATTGACTGATCTAGGGAATAGCACAGATACAATCCAAGAGCTTTTAGGATTGGAAGGCAACAACGACCTTGCAGTTTATGGTATTGAGAATCCTACAAACGTAGATTCCTTTTCAAAGAGCACATGGAGAACTGCTAAGTATAACATTCAGGTGACAAAGGGTTCCGATGTGTATACATCAGAGATTCTTGTTTCCCACGATGGAACAAACATAATGGTTTCAGAATCAAACATTATCTCAAACACAAACAACAACATATTTACTTATGCCTTTGAAGAAAACTCAGGTATAATTAGTCTAAGAGTCACCCCTGTTTCTGGTTCTATATCAGTTAGATACGTCAGAACAGCGCTTAAAGCATAATAAAAAAGCAACAAGAGGAGTCATATAAATGGCAACAGTAACAAAAAACTTTAGAATTAAATCGGGCCTTATAGTTGAAGGTACTACAGGTACAATCAATGGTCAAAACATACTTACAGAAACAGGCGGGAATGCTTATATTCTCAACCTTGTTGGCGGTGCCACTCTTGTAAAATCTGTAGACGCAGGAACATTTGCAGTCGATGGTGCAGGCAATCTTACAGTAAAGCCTAATACATTTGATGCATACGGATCCGCTTCAGCAGCTCAATCAGCAGCTATTGCAACCGCATCAGCAGACGCAACATCTAAAGCCAACGCAGCACGGTCTGCAGCAGAAGCCACTGCATCAAGTGATGCAACAACAAAAGTAGCTGCAGAAGCAGCACTTAGAGTTTCAGGAGATGCTGCTTCAGTTTCAACTGCAGCATCTGACGCAACATCTAAGGTAGCAGCAGAAGCTGCTCTTAGAGTATCAGGCGATGCAGCCTCAGTAGCGACAGCAGCAGCTGACGCAACATCTAAGGCAAATGCAGCACAGGCTGCAGCAGAAGCTACTGCAGCAGCAGCTCTTTCAACTGCAATAGCAACAGAAGTTTCAAACCGTAATACAGCAATTGGAACTGCAGTAGATTCGTTAGTAGATGGTGCACCAGCACTTCTTAATACATTAAATGAATTAGCAGCAGCAATTAATGACGATGCTAATTACACAACAACTATTACAACAGCACTTGGAACAAAGGCTAACGCAGCCGATGTTACTGCAAGTCTTGCAACCGCCGCTTCAAATGCAGCAGCAGATGCAACATCAAAGGCTAACGCAGCCCAAGCAGCAGCAATCTCTGCAGCAGCATCAGACGCTACTACAAAGGCTAACGCAGCAGCAGCAACCGCAGCAGCTGACGCAACATCTAAGGCAAATGCAGCACGTTCTGCAGCAGAAGCTACTGCAGCAGCAGATGCAACATCAAAGGCTAACGCAGCCCAAGCAGCAGCAGAAGCCACAGCAGCAGCTGCTAATACAGCTCAGCAAGCTGGAACAACAGCATTTACAGCATTAAACGTAAATGATCAAGCAAAGCAAATTGCAGCTTCATCATCTGGAACAGCATCAGTTGCTGGAACAGCTTACCAGTGGGCAAAGGCTGACTATCGTTCAGCTAAGCTACTTGTTAAGATTGATAACGCAACACACAATGAAATATCTGAAATTTTATTAACACTAGATGCATCAGATAACGTAGCAATTACAGAATATGCGATTGTCGGAACTAATGGATCAAGAGGAACAATTACAGCAGAAGTATCTGGTGCAAATGTCCTTGTAAAGGTTACACCAGTAAACAACTCAACAGTTAAAGTATCTGGAACATTAATTAAATAATTAAATAAAGGTTTTGGGGGATTCCTTAAAAATCCCCCACAACAAAACAATTAGGGGATATGTGAACTTAAATGGCAACAGTAAATAAAAACTTTAAAGTAAAGAACGGGTTAAACGTAGCTGGAACTGCAACGTTTGATTCTAATATTGTATTAGGAACAGCCCCACTATCTTTTGATACAGCAACAAATAGGCTACAAGTCCAGATCGATGGAACTTGGCAGCCTATAGCTTTGTATTCAGAAATTCCAAATGAGAACACAATGTTGTCATTTATGGATGTTGGACTAGCCATTGATTACAATGGTCAGCCAACCTATATCATTCAGGCAAATGGAGTAACGCCATCAGGAACAAGTAAATATGTTCTTGGAGGGGACCCTTCAACTACTGAATTTGGAATGACTTTTGATTCAGGAGCATTAGTAGCATGATGCTAAATTGTAATGGTTTAAATGCTATAATTTCAATATATCAAATTAAAGGGGTGGCATAATGTCAACAGTAAGAATTCAAGTACGTAGAGGTTTATCTTCAGAATGGACCGCAGCAAATCCAGTATTGGCTGCAGGTGAAATGGGTGTTGAAACAAACACAAACAAATTTAAATTTGGTAATGGAACAGATGCATGGACTGCTCTTTCCTATGCGGCTTCAGATGCTGCAGCAATTGGTGAAATTTCCCAAGATGCTATCAATCAAGCACTATCAGTAGGAGCAGGATTAACAAAGACTTATAATGATGGCGCAAATACAATTACTGTAACTGTAGATACAGATGTAGTTTCAACTAAAACATTTGCTATTGCAGAAGCAACATCAAAAGCAGCTGCAGCACAAGCAGCAGCAGCAGCCTATACAAATACTGCAATTAGTGGAATAAATAACTCACTTACAGATTATTTAGAGGTTGCAGATAGAGGAGTAGCCAATGGAGTTGCTTCATTAAATAATTTAGGTAAGGTCCCAGAGGCACAATTAAATTTACAATCACTTTCAACAAACGTAATTACTAGTGGTAACGTAACAGCAGAAAATGTAACAGTAAATGCTAATTTAATTGTTAATGGTACAACAACAACATTAAATACTCAAAATGTTTCTATAGAAGATACACTTCTATATATTGCTGAAAATAATAATTCAAGCTCATTAGATTTAGGTTTTGTAGCTGGACATAACACTGGTGTATATAACCATACAGGACTAGTAAGAGATGCTTCTGATAATAAATGGAAGCTTTTCAAAGATGTTACAGACGAACCAACAACAACAATAAATTTTGCTCAAGCTAATTTAGATAATTTAGCATTATTTAACTTAGATTCAAATGCAATTCAGGCAGTTTCAATTACAGCAACTGGAACCGCAGCATTGCCAAATAGTTCAATTACAACCGCAAATATTCAAAGCCAAGCAGTTACAGCAGAGAAACTTGCAACAGATTCAGTTGAAACAGCAAAAATTAAAAATGGTGCCGTTACTGGAGCAAAATTAGAAGATATGACAGTTACAGCAGCTAAGCTTGGAGCCTATGCAGTTACTAGCGGTAAAATTGAAGATGGTTCAGTTATTACAGGAAAGCTTGGAGCAGCATCAGTTACAGAAGATAAAATTGCAACAAATGCAGTTACTGAACCTAAAATTGCAGCAGGTGCAGTTGTTGAAACAAAACTTGCATCAGGATCAGTAACATTAGCAAAGCTTGCAAGCGCTTCAGTTGATTCATCAAAGCTTGCATCAGGATCAGTAACTTCTGCTAAAATTGCAGACAATTCAATTGTATTATCTCACATGACAGATAATTCTGTTGGAACTGTTGAAATTGTTGACTCAGCAATTACTGAGGCAAAACTTGCCGCAGCAGCAGTTGGCTCTACTAAAATTGCAACAGGCGCTGTATCAAATGCACATATTGCAGAAGATGCAGCAATTGCAACATCAAAGATCTCAGGTCTTGATACAGCACTTGGATTACGGGCCCCACTTGCTTCACCAACATTTACAGGAACAGTAGTTCTTCCAAGTACAACATCAATTGGAAATGTTTCCTCAACAGAGCTTGGATACGTAGATGGAGTTACATCTCCTATACAAACACAGCTTGCAGCAGGGACAACTGCTCTTGCAAATCACGAAGCAGATACAACAAACATTCACGGAATTTCAGATACTTCACTTCTAGCAACTACAGCAAATGTTGCTACTGCTAAATCAGAAGCTATTACAGCAGCAGGTACTGCAGCAGATACAAAGGTATCTACAGCAGTGGCAGCACTTACAAAGTCTTCAGTAGGCCTTGCAAATGTTGATAATACAGCCGATACAGCAAAGCCAGTATCTACAGCACAAGCTACAGCAATAGCAACTGCTAAATCAGAAGCAATTGCAGATGCAACTTCACGGGTTACAGCAGTTATAAATGGTGCACCAGCAGCATTTGATACACTTAAAGAAATTGCAGATTATATTGCAACAGATCAGAGTGCTGGTTCAGCATTAACTGCATCAGTTGCAACTAAAGCTCCTCTTGCCTCACCAACATTTACTGGAACAGTAACAGTTGGAGCAGCAGGGATTGTATTCTCTGATGGAACACAAACACGGGCAGCAGTTCCTTCTATAACAACATTTGCATCATCTTTTGCAGCATCAGCAACACTTGCAGCAGGAGAACAAGATAAATTTGTACCAGTAGATGGAGCAGTAGTTATTACTCTTCCTGCAACAGGATATTCAACTGGACAGTCAATTGATTTCTACCAGGCTTCAGGCACAGGAGCATCATTTGCTTCAACAAACTCCGTAGTAGGAACACCAGGACTTAAGTTTAGAACTACAAACTCAGTTGTAACAGCAATGAAAACTTCAAGCGGATGGTTGGTCTTTGGAGACCTATCAGCGTAATCGGATTAAAGGAGAATATATAAATGTCAAAACAAGCAGGTAGAATGAGCCAAGGAGCTAATGACTTCTTAGCTCCGTATGCTCCAACAATTGGTACAGCAACAAATGTAGGCTCAAGTAGAGCTTTCAATAATGGACGGGCAGATGTAACTTTTACAGCTGACTCAAGAAATGCTGCAGATTCATTTACTGTTACCTCTTCTCCAGGAAACTTTCTTGGAACTGGGGCATCATCTCCAATTTCAGTTACAGGCCTTCAGTCAGGAGTTGCTTACACATTTACAGTAACCGCAACAAATGCAGCAGGAACATCAGCTTCATCTGCAGCATCTAATTCTGTTACAGCTACAACTGTACCTCAAGATCCACAAAGTGCAACTGCAACTGCAGGAGTTAATGAAAACACTATTTCTTGGACAGCTCCAAATAATGGTGGATCAGCAATAACAAATTATTATATTGTTGGAAATGATGGAACATCTGGTAACACAGCATCTACATCAATAGTAATTGCAGATACTGCTAATACTTCTCAATATTATAATGTTTATGCAGATAACGCTAATGGTAGATCAATTGCTTCAGGTAATACAGCTACTATTACAACTCTAGCACCGTTCTTCCCACCGTTCTTCCCACCGTTCTTCCCACCGAGCTTCTTTGCTCCACCGTTCTTCCCACCGTTCTTCCCACCGAGCTTCTTTGCTCCACCGTTCTTCCCACCGTTCTTCCCACCGAGCTTCTTTGCTCCACCGAGCTTCTTTGCTCCACCGTTCTTCCCACCGTTCTTCCCACCGAGCTTCTTTGCTCCACCGAGCTTCTTTGCTCCACCAGGATTCTGGTTTGCTCCACCGAGCTTCTTTGCTCCACCAGGATTTAAGGGCAAGTGTTTATCACCAGACTCAGTAATATTTACTGCAGATGGATGGGTACAAGCTAAAGATATTAAAGTTGGAGATGCAATATTAACTATTGACGGAAGTCATATTAATCTTGAATCAATAACTTCAAATAAAACTTCTGAATCACTTCCAGAAAATGTTAAATTTACAAATGGTCAAGTTGTTTCTGTTACAGAAAAAACTTCAACATTAATAGGATTTAACTACAGAGGAAAAGATTACTCAATTACTCAGCCAATATTTGTAAAAACCCCAGAAGGAATTACTTATAAAAATGCTGGAGAAATTGAAATAGGAGAAATAATCCTACATGTTGATGCTGAAGGATCAGTATCAGAGGTTCCAGTAACTTCAATAGAAAAGGATGAAGCAGAATCAACTGTTTATGATGTTAGAACATCTCCACAGCCATGGTTTATAGTTAATTCCTTTATAGCAATAGCATAAATATCTATAAAAGAGGGGTGGCCTACAAGCTGCCCCTCTTTTGCTATTGTCTTTGTAAATTCAAAATGATACAATAAAGGTATGACTACTACAAACACCCCATATGGATTTTCATCAAAAGAAGAACTTTTCCCAGGAGTCTGGGTATATAGAGATGTAATTAAAAAAGAATTAAATGTAATAGATAGACTTAACTCAATTGGAGAAGCATCTATCAGAGACAATGAATCAAGATTCAGTTGGACTTTTGGATTTGTTGGATACAGCGAAAAAAGACCTTCATACAGAGATTGTGAAGATATTAAAGTTGGAGAAATAAATAATCCAACAAATGAAACTCAAACGCTAGTTGCTGATTTGTGGTCTGATTTAAAAAAAGCACAAGATGTTGCAGTTCAAGATTATTGTAATAAATACAATGTAAAAATGAATTTTTGGGAAGTTATGAATTGCATACGATATGGTAAAGGACAGCATTTTCAAGAGCATGCAGATCATGGATTTTCATATAGCGCAACAGTGTCTTTAGTAGCATATATAAATGATGATTATGAAGGCGGCAATTTGTTTTTCCCTAAAATTGGTTTAGACATTAAGCCAAAAGCTGGAGACCTATATATTTTCCCATCTACCTATTTGTTTTCTCATAGAGCAATGCCAGTAATTGAAGGACAAAAATTTTCTATAGTTACGATGCTTGATTATAATGATCATGCCCACAAACAAGAGTTTTTTGAAGCAAGAGCCAGATGGGTTGAAGAAGACGCAAAAACTGGCAAAAATTCTTATGCATAAAATTAAAGCCTATACTATAAGAGAAGGCTACGGAGAAGTTACGCCTCTTTCTATTAAAAGAGAGTGGATGGATAATACTTATGATGCACATGCATACAAGTGTTTTCCAGTAGGCCTTACAAATCAATTAGGATGGGGAATATCTTTTCCAGAAGATATATCTTTTATATGGGATGGTATTTGCGATAGTACTCCAGATCATGTGAAAATTTTATCTGGAGAAAAATATGCTTATTCTGGAAGAGCTAATGGAACAATAAGTTTTAATACAGGCTTAATGTTTGTTACAGATGAAAATACAAGTCTTTTATCTATGCCTGTCCCAAATTTATTTTTTGAAGGTGCTGTTCCATTTACAACTTTAATAAGTACATCATTTTTCCCTGGGGAATTGCCGTGTGCTTGGATGATAACAAAAGCAAATGAAATTATAACAATTAAAGCGGGGACTCCAATAATTGCAATATTACCTATAGATCTAGAAGGACTTCAAAACTCAGAAATTAACTTTGAGCCTATGTCATCGGCACCTCAGCAAAAATTTGATTCAACTGAATATTCAAATGTTGTTTATAATCTTAATAGATCAGCTACTTGGTCTAATTTTTATAGAGATGCAGTAGATCATTTAAAAAATAGTATAGGAAAACATCAAATTAAAGCAATAAGACTAAAGGTAAATAATGAAGACAATACAAGTTTATAAAACAGGCGGCCCAGAAACAATTTTATCCCCACTTGAAACAGATAGAGAGTGGATGCATGAAAATAAATATGGTTATAATTGTTTTCCAATAACTCTTCCAAATAAAATGGGTTGGGCAATATCTTTTCCAAAAGACATATCTTTTATTTGGCATGGTAGCAATAAACAAGGTCCCGATGGTGATATAGAAATTTTATCTGGAGAAGAGCATTGTTATTTTGAAAGAGGCGGTGGAGTTATTGGATTTCCCACTAATCTAGTTTTTAAAACAGAAGAAGACTTAAGCATAGTAACAATGCCAGTTCCAAATCAATTTATAGATGGAGCTCAATGTTTTACATCAATTTTATCAAGTTCATTTTACACTGGAGCACTACATGTAGTTTGGAAAGTAACTTCTCCTAACAAAATTATAACAATAAAGGCTGGCACCCCCGTTGCAGCCGTATTGCCAATTTCACTAAAAGAGATAAATAATATAAAGGCAGTTATTTCAGAAGAATCAATTTCAGATACGGTTCATGATGGAGATTATGTTGATGCCATGACCAAATATGGAATGGATAATATGAGAACTTCAGATTGGTATAAAAAAGGAGTAGATCATAAAGGTAATATAGTAGGAAAACATGAAATAACAAGCTTTAAATTTGAAGTAGAAGAAAGAAAATGATTATATGGTAAAATTAGATAAACAGCACTTTTTATGTATTATGAAGAGGAAATAAATGAAACCGTCAAATGCTTGGTCACATGAACCACCAAAGTCTATAACTCCATCTGGATTTTTTGGAAACTCAATAGATAACATTGTTGAAATAAAAGATTTTTTAAGTTTAGATGAACGCAAGCGTCTAATGGACTTTGCTCTGAATAATAAAATTTGGGATATAACCGAAACTCACAGAGATGCAGATGGATTAGTTTTGTATGATCACACCGTCTGGGAAGACAGAGTATGCACTTATAATTCTTTAATGGCTTCAGATCCTTCTATATTAGATTTGATTTATAGCATGATCAATAGATTAAAAATAGAAGTAGATGCATTTTTTAATGTTGATGCAAAAGAAACTGGACCTGCAATTGTTAGATGGCCCATTGGAGCTCGTCAGGAACCACACGCAGATAAAGAATTTCATTCTGGCCCAGAAAAAGGAAGAGCAAATGACTTCCCTTGGTATGACCTAGCTGGACTATTTTATTTTAATGATGATTATGAAGGTGGAGAATTATATTTCCCACAGCATGGAATTGAATTTCAGCCAGTTGCAGGAGCAGCATATTTTTTCCCAGGTGATATGTATTATACACACGGTGTCCGCCCAGTAAAATCTGGAAATAGATTTACATCGCCATTTTTTTGGACGATAAATAAACATACAGGAGAAAAACAGCCATGAGTGAATTAAGCTATATAGAACTTTATCCAAAAATTGATGTATACAGAAATGTATTAGAAGATCCAGAAGCTTTATATAAAACTATGAATAAATCTGAAAAAACTTCTGAAGGCAAATATTTTTTAAAGACTTGGGATCCATGGGCACATTTTGGAACTTACACACAAAAAAAAGATATAAGAGAAGTTGCTGATGATGTTTTGTCACATGAAATGTTTATTGAAGAAAAAAAGTTTGTTGAAGATGTGGAGTCTGCATATAATAAAGTTATTTTAGATTATGTTGAAAGACATAAAATTAACCTTCCAGAAGGGTGGAGATTTAGCGGAGCTTCATATTCTAAATATCATGCAGGAATAAATAATTTAAATAATAATTTAACAATGCAATATCATACAGATCATATTACATCACAAAAAGATATGCCTGGAGATAAATTTTTTATAACCTGTACAATGTATATAAATGATGATTATGATGGTGGAGATATTGAATTTTATATTGATGGGACAATAATTAATCACAAGCCTAAGTCTGGAGACATATTGGTATTTCCATCTACTCAACCATATTATCATGGCGTTAAAACAATTAACACAAATGAAAAGTTTTTTGTTAGAAACTTTATTATGACTCCTCACAATGGAACAGAAGAATGGCTTGCAAACCAAAGAAAATTTGGTGCTTACAGATGGGCAAAAATGGAACAAGAAAGAATAGATAATGAGGATAAAAGAAATATGCTTTATTTTAATGATGGCGTATTAGTTTCCTACGAAGATCATATTAAAAAACAATTTGGTAGCGAAGAAAAATTACATGACCAGTATCCAAAGGAGATGATGTAACATGGAAAGAGATATGATTATAACAAGACATAAGTCAGATATTGTAACTTATGAAAACTTTCTTACTCCAGAAGAATGCAAATCTGTAATTGAAGTTTTAGCAATTAAAATGGAAAAAGAAGAATTAAAATGGATGCCAATTTCTTTTTATGAATCTTATTCTTCTGGTATGCCAGAAGTAAATGACCCAGATACAATTGCATGCGGATTACCAGGAGATTTTTTTCAAGTATTGAGACAGCGAGTCATTGATGCAACAGCAGATATGGCAGGTAAAAATCCTGAGCAGATGTCGCAAATAAGCTGGCACTCTCAAAGATGGGCACCTGGAGCATTTGCTAATATGCACTCAGATAATACAGACAATGAAGGAAAATCTGGTGCATTTACTAGAAGTAGATATGCAACATTTATTTATTTAAATGATGACTTTGAAGATGGCATACTAAACTTTAAACATGGTCTCACCATTGTACCAAAAACTGGGTTAATGGCAACATTTGCTGGTGGATTTGAAAATACTCATGAAGTTACAACAGTCAAGAAAAATATTAGATATACGCTGGGATCTTTTTGGGATGATAGAGAAGAGTCAGATTATCCACAAGAAGTAAGAGATGCTTGGGCCACAGAGCTTGCAGAAGTTAGAGCTCATCAAAAAATAGAAGCTGTTGAGTGGGAAGAAATTCGTAATAAAGGATTAAGAATAACTAATGCTGGAGAAACTTATCCAGCTTCAGAAGTGGAGAATTAGTATGGAAAATAATATTCAATTTAAACAATTTCAAATGTTTGAACTAAAACCACTTTCAAATGATATCTGGTATTGGGAAAATGTACTAAGTTTTCCAGAAGACCTAAAAAAATTTATTGATACTATAGATGATGAACCAGAATCTTATTCAAGAATATCAAAATGGGAAAATTGGACGGCAAGCAATGATAGTAGTCTTGTATATGGCAAAACAAAAGTTATCAACAAAGATAATTTAAAAATTTCTACTGGGTCAGACTCTATAGATAAAAGAACATTATACATTGCTAATAGTCTTTTAATGGCATTTGAAATGTGCACAGAAAGATATTTAGCTATACGTAATTTAGATAAAAATAATTATAATTTAAATCTTGATAGAATTACTATTAAAGCATGGAATGAAGGACAGTCCATGGGCCCACATTTTGATGGTCAAGATGGAAATAAAGATTTGGCATTTTCTTTGGTTGCATATATTAATGATGACTATGAAGGCGGAGAAATTAGCTTTCCAAATCATAATATTACTATTAAGCCAAAGGCTGGAAGTTTAATAATGTTCCCATCGCAAGAGCCATATATTCATGAAGTAAAACCAATTACATCTGGTACTAGATATATGAGCCCTGCACACGTATATATTAAGTAGATCGGTGGTATAATAAAAAAATGACTAACACAGGTATAAATAACTGGCGTTTCCCAGACTATACAGACACCCCAGACGTCCCCAGAGACCTTGGAAACCTTGGTACTGACATAGCGGCATACATAGCCTCTCATCCAGGCCCACAGGGTCCTTCAGGCACCTTATCCGTAGGTACTGTAACTACTGTTAGCGCATCTACTCCAGCATCAGTTGTTAATGTTGGAACATCTTCTAATGCTATATTAAACTTAACATTACCTAGAGGAATAGATGGAATTATTGGTGGCCCAGGCCCATCAAATGTTTTACAGATTGGCACTGTTACTGGTGGAGTTACTGCAGATGCTACCATAACTGGAACAAGCCCAACACAAACATTAAATTTAGTGCTTCCTCAAGGTCCACAAGGAATACAGGGAATACAGGGACCCCAAGGCCCAACAACAGTAGCCGTTGGAACTACAACAACAGGTACTGCTGGAACAAATGCATCTGTAACAAATACTGGAACAGCAACAAATGCAGTATTTGCATTTACAATTCCAAGAGGAGCAACGGGCGCAACTGGAGCAACTGGACCACAAGGAATTCCTGGATCAAGTGCAACAATTGATCCAATTCCAACTACAATAAGTTTAAATATACCAACTTCATCTGGCTATGGAGTAAACTCTAATTGGTATCCATTTGCAAACAATTTGTATTCAATTGGTCAGCCAATTGATTCTCTTTCTGGAGTTACATCAAACAGATTTTGGAAAACAATATATTCTAACACTGGAACTATAAATACTTCTGATCAAAGATTAAAAACGGATGTATCTGTATCTACACTCGGCCTTAATTTTATAAATGATTTAAATCCAGTAAGCTATAAGTTTATTGAAGGCGGCAAAGAAATAGTTGACGGCGATCTAGTTTCTATTCCTGGATCAAGAACACATTATGGACTTATTGCACAAGAAGTAAAAGAAGTTTTAGATGCATCTGGAGTAGGTGACTTTGCTGGTTGGGTAAAGATGGATATGTCAGCAGAAGATTCAATGCAAGGACTTAGATATGATCAGTTTATTGCTCCACTTATTAAAGCAGTACAAGAGCTTACAGCGAGAGTTAAAGCCCTAGAAGAGCAGTAAGACATGTCATATAAATATACTGTCTTAAAAGATAATCCACTTTCATTTTTTTTACTAGATGAAGTTCTTTCTGGTACTGCTGGCGTATACAGTAATTTAACATCATTATTTTCAACATACGCAGATTTAAGAGATAATGGGATTTCATATGCAGCAATAAGTGGTCTGCCAATAAAAGATTATTCTGGTAATGCAATGGAAGGATATGCAATTGATGCTTCTGCCATGGAAGTATTGCCCATAGTTGGAGCGGGTGTTAGAGGAACAGAAATTAATGAAAATATAGACCTGTCTTTAAAAGCTTTAGGAATTGCTACTTCTAAAAATCCAGATAGCCCATTTGCATTTGAGATATGGTTTAGCCCAGATATATCTGATTCAGAAGAATATTTAATACTTGGAGACGCAACAAATAAAATAGGACTATTTTATAATAATGAAAATGTAATATTTAAATGTACAGAACAAGAAAAAATATTTTACAAAGTAAGTAAAAATCAAGTTATGCATATAGTAGGTACATTTTCTAAAGACAAAATTTCATTATACATAAATGGAGTCCTTGTTTCTGAAAAATTAATCACTTCAGGATTTAAATTTATCAATGAGTCACTTGCAATAAAAATTGGTCCAGCTAATACTGGTAAAAAATTTATAGTAGATTCTGCAGCAATTTATAATTATGAAATTGAAAATACAAAAATTTTATCTCATTATATGGTTGGATATAAAGAAACAAAATACTCACAAATTGTTTATTCTAAAGATGGCACATTATTCTCATTAAATTCTGTGTTTATAAAACCAGATGTATCCTATAGATATCCTGGATTAAAATCTTTAGATTCTATAGTTTCGGAAGATGCATACTATAATCCAACCTATAAAAGAATAGAGTTTGCACAAACAATATTACCAGAAACAAAAACTTTTATATTTGAAGAAAGGCTTTATGTTCCTAATCCAGAAACAATTGTTTCTTCTAGAATATCTTATGGCCAAGATGTAGAAAATATATTAGTAGAAGCTAAAGTTCCAGGACAAGAATGGAAAGTCTGCAATAATAATTCTGTCTTACCTTACTATAACAAAAATGAAAATTTAGGTGGTCCCATATTAGATATTCGTGTGACAATGACCACACTTGATTCTTCTTTTGATTTGCCTTATTTTGATAAGCTAGAAATTGATTTATATTCTAACAAAGACTTTTATTCTGACAATGGTGGAGGAAAAGTATATTCGGACTATGACTATTCACTTGGATATTACAATTACCCAGTAAGAATGCAAAATAAATATAATGGTCTTTCCATGATTTCAGGACATGGATTTTCTGTAGATCTTGCAATACAGCCAAGAACAATTGAAATGTTTTTTACCCCAAGAGAAGGAAAAAATGTTTTATTCTCATCAAATGCTGCATCCTTTAAATGGACTAATGCGGGGGCAATAACAAAAAATGGAATTAGCGCAATATACGTTAATGGTATAAATAGAACTGCATCTACAAATATATCTGAATTCCTTTTAAGTGGAGTTTCACACCATATACTAATAGTCTTAAGCGCAGTTGCTACAAGCATTAAATTTAATCAGAGTCAAAACGGATCAGAATATGGTGGATCTAATACTTATAGCAATTTAGCATTCTATGAGACTCCATTTACCGCTTCACAAGCCTTAAATAATTATAATCTATATTGCTCAGATAATTCATTTACAGTGCAGGACCCAGGTATAAATTTTTCAGAAAGTGCTAGTGGTCAAGACAATACAGCCTACTTCATCAGATCTTTTGACGTATAGCCTACAATATATTAAAAATATTGTCACAGACTAGTACAGAAGATGGACTTTTGTTAGGAATAATGGTAAACTGGGTTACATATGGAAATCTTAAATCAAAAAAGCCAAATTATTGAAGAGACACGCCTAGGCATATACGTATGGGAAATGCCAGATGGCCGATGGATCGGTGACGATGATGGCAATTTTCTTTCTATAACATCAACAAAAGGCAACAGATCTAAAATTGCTGCACTTGCAGATGCTGTTAGACATTATGGAATTAGCGAAGGTAAGCCTAAGTTTCTTTCAGGTAAAAGAAAAATTGATGATGAAGAATTTGAACATCAAAATCAAAGACTTAAATGGGGACTTACTCCAGATCCACTTGATATTGGAGAATATAAAGACTCAGTCTTAAGAGGGGGAGCAGTAAAATGACACAATTTTTAGAAGACGGGCCAGAAGATACATACGAGGTATCTGTTAAAAATAGCTCAGACCTATTCTCATTTAAGAAAGAAAAAGAACACGTAGACCCATTTGCTATTGGTATAGATGACCTTAAGAAGGTAAGAGGCCTAGGCACAAATTTTAAGAGAAAAATAAATAGAGATTTTGCAAAATCATTTACTGGTAAAGATGGAGCAGGTACACAACAGAATCTATTGCAGTCAGCAGTTACTGGATATGCAATGTTTGACCTTGTTCAACCAGTATATAATCTAGAATACCTTTCTCAAATATATGAAGTTTCAACATACAACTATGCAGCCATTAATGCTAAGGTAGCAAACATTGTTGGTCTTGGATATTCCTTTATGGAAACAAGAAAAACAAACGATGCAATTGATGCAATAACAGATGACAAGCAGTTGGATAGAGCACGTAGAAAGCTTAATAAGTTAAAGCAGGATCTTCAAGATTGGTTAGATGCAACAAATGATGAAGATACATTTACTGAAACATTAATAAAAGTATATACAGACCTAGAAGCAACTGGTAATGGCTACTTAGAGGTAGGTAGAACTACAGGCGGAGACATTGGATATATTGGACATATCCCAGCAAAGACTATGCGTGTAAGAAGACTTAGAGATGGATTTATGCAATTGCTTTATGGCAAGGCTGTATTCTTCAGAAACTTTGGAGATACAGAAACAATTAATCCAATTGGCGATTCAGAAGACAGACCAAATGAAATCATTCATTTAAAGAAATACACTCCAATGAATAATTACTACGGTATTCCAGATATCGTAGCAGCACAGATGTCTCTTGCTGGAAATGAATTTGCTGGTAGATATAACCTAGACTACTTTGAAAATAAAGCGGTCCCAAGATATATTATTACAGTTAAGGGAGCAAAGCTTTCTCCAGAATCAGAAAGAAAATTGCTTGAATTTTTCCAGGTTGGATTAAAGGGTAAGAACCACAGATCACTATATATCCCTCTACCAGCCGACACTCAAGACAATAAGGTTGAATTTAAAATGGAGCCAGTTGAAGCTGGTGCTCAAGAGTCTTCATTTAATATTTATAGACAATCAAATAGAGATGAAATTCTATTGGCACACAGAGTTCCAATTAATAAAATTGGTGTCCCAGAAGGTGTATCTTTGGCAAATGCTAGAGATGCAGATAAAACATTTAAAGAGCAGGTTTGCCGACCAGCTCAAATGAGACTTGAAAAAAGAATTAATTCAATAATTGAAGAAAAGACAGATGCATTAAAAATTAAATTTGAAGAGTTGACTTTAACTGACGAAGACACCCAAAGTCAAATAGATGAAAGATATTTAAGAATGCAGGTTATTACTCCGAATGAAGTTAGAATTAGAAAAGGAATGATTCCTGTTGACGGCGGAGATGAAATGGTTGAATTAAAGCCACAGCAAGCTGCTGATCAAAAAGCAACTGCTGGTAAAACTAGGGCCAGGGATTCAGAAAGATCTGCCGCATCTTCCGATAAAGTCGGAGAAGGCAGAAATGCAAAAGGCGATGGAAAAAAGGTTGACTAACCCTAATCAACTGCTATTTGCTTTATAGTAGATAAACCATTAAAATTAAGCATATGAACATTGAAAAAGCCCAGTGGTCCACCGACGGCCAAAACATTCATTTATCTGTCCCATTCACAAAGGTGAATAGGGAGAATAGAACTGTTTCTGGATTTGCTACACTAGATAACGTAGATCAAACAGGCGATGTTGTAACAGCAGAAGCAAGCATGAAAGCATTTGAAAGTTTTAGAGGCAATCTTAGAGAAATGCATCAGCCACTAGCTGTAGGTAAAGTAGTTTCTTTTAAACCAGAAACATACTACGATCAAAAGTCAAAAGAGTTTTATAATGGAGTGTATGTTACATCATACATCTCAAAGGGTGCACAAGATACATGGGAAAAAGTTCTTGACGGAACACTTTCAGGTTTCTCAATTGGTGGAAAGATTAAAGAGTCAGACAACGAAATGAATAAGTCAACAGGAGAGACTGTAAGATTTATTAAGGATTACGATCTAATAGAATTATCAATTGTTGATTCACCAGCAAATGAAATGTGCAACATCATATCAATTGAAAAGATGAACGGTCAACTTGTATTTAAAGGAATGGCTGCAGATGTAGTTACAGAAAATATTTTTTATTGTGAAGAAAGCGACTCTGTTTTTATCTCGACAGACAAAACATATGCTTCTCCAGTTACTGGAAAAGAAGCTACGCTTATTGGCTGGGTTGAAAGCTCAGACATAAACAAATCAAAAGAGATAGATAAGATTCTTGCTTCATTCAAGAAGTCAAGAGTTCCGTTGCCTGGAATACAAACAATAGCAAAACAGGTAAACGTACAAGGAGGTAATGAAGTGGAAAAACTAAACGTAACAGCTGAAGATTCAGCAGTAGTAACTGCAGAAACAGCAATCGTTGAAGAGACCGTAGTTGCATCTGATGCACCTGCAGTCAAAGATGCACCAAACGCTGATAACTCAGTGGAAGATGCAGACTCTGCTTCTGTAGATGTCTTTAAGTCAGTTGATGCTCCTCAAGCAGAAGCTGCAGTTGAAGAACCTGATTTTGCAAAAATGTTAGTAGACCTAAAGGGATTCTTTGCAGATACTCTTAGCAAGGCTACAGAGGCAAATGCAGTACAGGTTTCAGAAATCAAAGAAACTGTAGAGACTTTTAGCAAGAGCGTAAATGCTCAAATTACAGAGTTAGCAGAAAAGCACAGTGCACTTAGTGCCGCTGTCACAGAAATAAAGGGCACCATTGATGGTGTTCAAAAGCGTGTAGATGCCGTAGAAGGCGATACAGCAATCAAGAAGTCCTCAGACCTTGGCGGGTCTGTTGCACCAGCAGTAAACAAATCAAAATGGAACGGTTCTTTCCTCGGTTCCGTAAACGAAATATTTAACTAGGGTAGGTGAATTATATGAGCAATGAAACATTAGAAAAAGCAATTGCAGCAGGCACAACAGCCTCAACTGGTTTTGCATCAACAGCAGGTGGAGCAGGAGTACACACAGCGTCTGAAAACGGCAACGGTGGTCTTCTAAATCCAGAACAATCAGCTCGCTTCCTAGACTATATGTTCGATTCAACCGTAATTGGAAAAGTCGCACGTACAGTTCGAATGAAGTCAGACACAACAGAGATTGATCGTATGTCAGTAGGAGAAAAGCTTGTTAAGCTTGCATCCGAAGGAGACAACACAGGTGTTAACTCAGCTGTAACTTTCTCAAAGATCTCTCTAACAACAAAGAAGCTTCGCATGGATTGGGAACTTTCAACTGAGTCTCTAGAAGACAATATTGAAGGTGCCGATCTTGAAGATCACATTGCACGTTTGATGGCAACACAAGCAGGAAATGACATCGAAGATGTTATTCTTAACGGTGACGAGTCACTTTCAAGCGATGCACTATACAAGTCATTTAATGGTGTTGTAAAGAAGGCTAAGACCTCTGGTCGTGTAGTCGATGCAGCAGGTGCGGGAATTTCCCGTGCTGTATTTAACTCAGCGCTAAAGGCTCTTCCACGTAAGTACAAGCAACGTCGTACAGACCTTCGCTTCCTTGCAGGATCAAACTTGATCCAAGATTACTTATACTCAAACTCACAGAACATCCAGAATGTTACTCCACAAGATATTGCCTCTGGCATTATCCGTGGTGATGTTCCTGTTCTAGGAGGTCCTGCAGGATATGTAGCTCCATACGCATTTGGTATTCCAATCGTTGAAGTTCCACTTCTTCCAGAGACACAAGCTGGTACATATGCAAGCCCATCAGGATCACACGGAGATGTCCACTTGACATTCCCTAACAACGTGGTAATTGGTGTAAAGCGTGACGTAACAGTTTACCGCTTCTTCTGGCCACGTAAGGACTCAATCGAGTACACAATGTATACTCGTGTTGGTGTTCAAATCGAGCAGGCAGACGCTTGGGTAGTTGTAAAGAACGTTAAGGTTGCTTCCTAATTAGGAATTAATCTCGGAGAAGCCCCCAATTAATTTTGGGGGCTTTTCATTTTAATTATACAATGCTATAATGGTTTTACCTAGAAAAAGGAGTAATAAATGTCTTTTGACACATTAAAAGTCGGAGAGCTAAAAGCAATTGCAGAAGATTTTGCAGTTGAAACAGAAGGACTTAAGAACAAGCAGGACATAATTGCAGCACTATCAGAAGAAGGTGTTACATACGCAGTGTATGCTAAGACACTAAAAGATATAGAAGATGCAAAAGAGGAAATTGAAATCCTCCCAGTATTTGATCCAAAGGCAGAACGTACAGAAGATACTGTGCTAGTTAGAATGACAAGAGCAAACTTTAGGTATGACATTTTGGGGCACACGTTCACACAGGAACACCCATTTGTAGCAATGCATAAAGATGCTGCTCAATCAATTTTTGATATAGAGGAGGGGTTTCGTTTAGCCACACCAAAAGAAGTACAGGATTATTACGGCTAATCTTAATCGCAAAAAATGGAAATTATAGTAGGAACAAATGCTCCAATAAAGCAAAGAGTCTTTTGGAAAGGCGGCATATCCAAAGCAGACTCATTGCCAACAGTTAAGTTTTATGACATAACTGAAGACCCAGCAGTTGCTCCATCTATTAATCCAGCAACTCTTTTACATACACAAACAGCACAAGAAATAGACACAGACTTTGGAGTATACAGTGTATACCCACCATTGTCTCTTACAAATAGACCTAGATCATTAAAATTGGTTTGGGAATATGAAGTAGAGGACCAACCAGTAATAAAAGAGCATAAGTTGTTTGTAGTTAAACCATATACTGATTTAACTCAAGCAGCAGATGCATTAGGATTTGGTTTTGATCAGTCTGACCCAAATTATAGAACATTTGCAGATCTTACTGCTGCAGAACGCTATGCAAGAAAATTAATTGAAAACTACACGGGTCAACAATTTCATTTATATGATGATGTAAATGTTGTATATTCTACTGGTTCAGATACCTTACCTTTGCCATATAAAATTAATCAACTACATGAACTTTATTTAAATGATATGCTTTTAATAGATAACATTAATCATATAAATAATTTTGCTTTGCCAATTTTTATATCTGATAGTGGTTTCGGATTAAGAGTAGATAGATCAAAAGCTTTAGATAACATCGTTTACTACGCTAATGGAATGGTCCCACCAAGCATTAATGATGCTGGAAGAGGCGTATTTATAAATGGCGGTACTTACAGAGTTGCTGGCAGATATGGATGGGAACATGTCCCAGACGAAGTAGAGCTTGCATGCATTGAATTAATGAGAGATTTTTTCTCTAAAGATAAAGAATGGCGCAATAAATATATAAAGAGCATACAAACATTTGATTGGCAGTTCCAATATGATACATCTGCATTTAGCGGAACAGGCAATAACTATGCCGATCAACTATTGCTTCCATATGTAACAAACAAAATGGTAGTTATTTAAGATGAACAACCTAGTTGATTCTATTTTCAATATGAAGGTAGATGTATATCTGCAAGAAGATTATCAGGACCAGAATACTGGTGCCATTAAAAAATCTTGGATATATGAAAAAACTATCCCATGCTTTGCAAAAGGGGTTATATCAAACTCAGCTACTGCAAGAAATGGAGATAGCCAGTCTATATCAACTAAATATAAAGATACTCAGACAATAGAAATTAGAACACAAACAAGACTTACATATAGACAAAAAATAACTAACGTTAAAGATTCTTCTAATAATGTAATTTGGTTTGAATTAAATTATCCAAATGATACACCAACAGTATTTGAAATTGTAAGTTCAACTCCTATTACAGATCCTTTTGGAACACTTATGGCATATAACTCAGTTGCCAAAAGGTCGGAGAATCAAATAATTGGAGACTAACGGAGTAGCACTATTACAAGCAGCTTCTGGCCTAGAAAGATTAATGGTCGGTTCAGCTGCCGCTGGAGTTCTCAAAGACAGTAACGTAGCACAGATATCTGCATTCTTATATTACCAAGCAAATGTAGCAGCAAAGCTTACGTCAAATAAAGCATTTCAAAGACTTTTTAAAACTACAATATTTAATCAAATAGACCAAGACTTTGGATTATTCATAGACTCTCAAGCACGTACAAAACCAAAGTCATTACATCATGTATACGAATGGAATAAGACTGGGCAAACCACTAGCAGATTATTTAAGCTAAATAGAATGGATTCAACAGGACTTTCATTTAAGATTAACTACGATCTAAAATTATCTAAGTCTTCAGTTCCTACAAAAAATAGAAAACAAAAAAGCAGATATGTTTTTGCAAATAAAGCTGCGGTCATGGAAAAAGGTATGCCAATTATCATTAGACCAAAATCAGCTGAAAGGCTTGTATTTGAGATTGATGGAGAAGTTGTATTTATGCCAAAGGGGAAGTCAGTTACAGTAAGAAGCCCAGGCGGTAGAGCATCTACTAATCAATTTGACCTTGCATATAGTAGATATTTTAGCGGTCCTATGGTATCTCATTCTATTAAGGCTTCTGCATTTCAAAATATATTTGGATCTAAGTTTGAAAAAGCAATGAGAGTTCCTTCTTCTATATCCAAGGTGCGTTATTCTTTTAGTCCAGGTACAATTAGACTACAAGCGGACTCAGCATTAACTGAACAATTTGGAGGAGCAGCATAATGGCAAATTATAATATAGATGCAATGTATGAAATTAGAAAGCACTTATGGCAGGAACTAATACTAAATAGTTTAGTAGACCCTAATTCATATTACAGCGACAACTTAGGCGAATCAATAATTCCAATTATCCCAGTCCAACAGGCTCCAGAAATGAATCAATTTTTAAGCGGCAAGACACACATTGTTTATGACAAGATAGGAAGCACCTACGAAGAAAACTGGATGATATGTTGCGAAAAGATATCGTTTACAATCTACTCGGTAGACCATGCCGAAATAAATGCTATTAGAAATATGATGATGGATGTATTTAGAAGAATGGACGATTCTGCCAAAGACCTAAATAACTCTAAGTCCACGGATAAAATAATATTTCACAACACAATGATTGTAGACATGTCTCCTACAGAACCATCCGAGGAGCTAGCAGGCTTTCTGGCGGCAGACGTTATATTAGAGGTCAAATACTCTAGGACAGTTGGGTCTAAGGGCAGGTTCGATTAGTTTGCCTTTTGGTTGATTGTAAGATAAAATTATACCAAGAGGAAATGAGCCTAGCCAGCTTGATTTAAAGTAAGTCAATATATATATATTTATTTAACAGGAGGTTTTACAACATGGCACAAAATACAGGTAATGCTAGAAATATTCTTGTTGGTGCGTCACCACTGTTTCTTTCAGTAAATGACATCACCAGCGCAGACTATGTAACTTCTGCACCAGCAGGAGTTAAGAATGATTTCGCAGCAAACAAGAACAAGACAGTTCCAGCATTTAAAACTGGAGAGTCTTATACAGATTCTTTGAACAAGATTGATACTGCAACAGCAGCAACAGGTGCAATTGCACCAGCACTTGACACAAAGGGTGCATTTTATCGTAACGTAGGTTACACAAACAACGGTCTTCAGGTTACATACAACCCATCATACGGTTCAGTAACAGTAGATCAGCTTCTTGACTCAGCAAAGCTTTTCAAGGAGACA